TGAGTACAACTCGAAATGCCTCCCACCGTGGAAGCCGCATGAACTGGCCCACAAGCTGAGCGAGGCCGCAAAAGTAGCGCACGACAAGCCGCGCGGATGGCTTCTGGAATCGCATCCCGGCATCGGCCAGGGAGGCACTCCCGTATCGCCTACCGGCAAGTTTGTGGTGCGTAAGATCCAAGCAATTCCGCAATCGGACTTTCGATTTTCAACCATAGATTTCTTAAAAGCCTGCTTCGAACCGGACGAAGTTGTCTGCATCTGCAATGACATCGTAAGCGACGAGGAAGGCCGCACTCGACCAAACTCCAAGGGTACGTTCCTCAAGCGCGACGAATGGATTGAGAAGCATTTCACGCCGCCAATTAGTTCCATGTGGAACGGTCCTGACAGCCGTGGCGCTTACGTCCGTGTCAACCCATGCTTCGATGAGAGTGGTTCTGATTCCGGCGTTGCAGCATTCCGCCATGTCCTGGTCGAGATGGACGAGAAGACTAAGGACGAGCAATGGACGATCCTTAAGGAGTCTAAACTGCCGATGTCCGTCGTCATCGATTCGGGCGGCAAGAGCTTGCACGGATGGGTGCGTGTCGATGCAGCGAACAAGGAGGAATGGAACGAGCGTCGTGATGTCGTTTATCGCCAGTTAGAGGCTCTCGGCATCGATCCGAAGAACAAGAACGCGAGCAGGTTCAGCCGTCTTGCCGGTGTGATGCGCGATGGCAATGAGCAGAAGCTGTTGGCCATCAATGTTGGTTCTGTGAACTGGGATGCGTTCACGGACTATCTGGAGTCGCAGGACATGCCTCAGGAGTTCTCGCTCGATAGCATCATCGAGTACGACCCAAAGAATGATCCTGACAATCTGATCGGCGACAGATGGCTACGTCGCGGTTCATCGCTTCTCTTCGTCGGCCAGAGCGGTTGCGGCAAAAGCTCGATGGCCGCGTATCAGGGGATGAAGTGGGCGTCCGGCGAAGCGTGGTTCGGTGTAAAGCCTGTTCGCGCGCTGAAGGTGGCCTACATCCAAGCTGAGAACGACATTGCCGATCAGCATGACGCACTGAAAGGCGCTGCTCAGATGACGTTCGGCAAAGAGAACTGGGAGCGAGGATTGCGGAGTGTTGACATGCTCTTCTTCCGCGAGACGGTTAGGACAGGCTCCGACTTCGCCACAATGCTCCGCCGTCTCGTTCGCAAGACCAAGGCTGACGTTGTTTACATCGATCCGCTGCTCTCCTACATGGGCGGCAATCCTGCGGACATTGAGGTATGCGCGAACTTCACGCGACATCTGCTCCAGCCGATTATGATGGAGACAGGCGTTGTCCTGGTACTTGTCCATCACTTCCCCAAGCCGAAGGGCAAGGACGACAAGCCTGAGAGCGTGGCAGATTTGGCCTACTCAGGATTCGGATCATCGGACCTGACGAACTGGGCGCGCGAGGTGATTGTGATGAAGGAGGTTGGATTCAACAATCCGCGCCGCTTCATGCTTGGCATGGCGAAACGGGCTGACCGTTCCGGCATGACGGACAAAGACGGAAAAGTCACCGGATCGATTATGATCCAGCGTGGAACAGGCGGCGACATCTCATGGAACTACGCAGAACCTGAGAAGTTTGTCGTCGATAAGGAGTCGGCCAAAAAACCGTACTCCGGCAAAGGACGATATCCTAAGCGTTAGCCTTCTCGCGCAACGCTCGGCGACGGCCTTTGGCTGCAAGAGACAAAAACCGCTTCTTGCCGTATTTTTTCATGCCGATTGCGGCGGCAAGCGCCTTCGGTTCTCTCACACCTTTCTTCTCAAGCTCACCAACGAGCTTCTCGTAACGTCCGCCACCGCCAAGTTTCATCTTGTCCATAAAATCACCATGCTTTGCAACTCCAGTGCCGAGGAGTCGTTTTATCGGTTGCCATCGCGCAGTTATGCCGCGCGCGGAAATTCTTACGACGCTCAGGATTCGATTTCTTGATCGTCATGTTGGCGTCTCCAAAGCGAACCTTGATGACGTTGCCGTTGTCATTCTTGACGTACACCGCGCTCTTCTTCCGCTCGCCAGGAGTGTAGAACGGCTTGTTGAGTGTCACCTTCTTGCCCTGATAGGTGCTACCTTTTTTGGAGAGGGAGGTTTTCATTAGTCGCGGCGACGAGCTTGACGGCGCATTTCCTGAAGCTGCTTCTCTTCAGATTGACCTTCTTCCATCTGCATCATGGCCCGGTCAGTTTCGAGCTTCAGCATTCTCGACCAGTTTCGATTGAACAAGTCTATCTGCTCCTTGGAAAGCTGACTGATAGGGGTGGTGACAGTCTTGACGTAGGTTGGCGATTGAAGCATTCGGCCCACAGCGGATTCACCGGAATCTCCAATAGCTTTCAAAACCATTCGACGGCCAATAAACCCGACAAGACCGCCACCAATCGCACCTCCGGCAACACCAGCAGGCCCAAGTCCGCTGGTAATGTATGCGCCAGCAGTAGCAAGCGTTGGGACAATAGATTTTGAAACAAGGCTATCACCCTCCTTGGATGCAACAGCCAACTGATCCGCAATCGTGCTAATCTTGTCCACACCTCCAGCACCAAACAACTCGTTTACAAGCGCGTTGTACTCTCCCGGCTTTTCGCCGCCAGCAATCAACGCTTTCATCCTGTTCGTGTCGATGGCCTTTTTTCCATCAACAAACGAGTCCTTGACGATTCTTCCAAGAACAATGTTCTGAGCATCAGCCAAAAGGTCTGGCCGACTTTCCTTAAGGATCTTCGTAAACTCCTCCGCCCTCTTTACCGGATAAACACCACCACCCTTGGACTTAAGAAAATCCACAATGTTTCCGGCGGGGATGTTTCCGTAGAGTTCTCCACCCCTAATTGCAGAAGCGACAACCTGCTGGAAGTCTGTGGCAGTCTTTGACTGTTCGGTGACGTAATCGTTCAACTCCTTGAGCATTGTGTTTGCGTCAGGATTTGATGCGATTTGCTTGAGAACATCGTCATCAATGGCGACTCCCTTCTTAACTTTTGATTTGATGTCGGCCAGCAAAGAGACGATCTGCTTTTGAGCTTCAACATCTTCACCTGGCTGCGCTAAAACACCCTTGAACTCACGGCCAGCGTTTTTCTTCTGAAAATCAGAAAGCCGTTTTTTAACGTCTGCAACTTCTTCTCGGTTTTTCTTAAGCCTATCTTCCGCTCCCGTAATCTTGTTAGAAACGTCAGATTGAAGCAGATCTGATTTTGCTGTCAGTTCTTCAAGACTTGATTTGAGCTTTTCCTCATCTTTGAGAATTGATGTGTATCTTGATGCGACATCTTGGATTTGCCCGAGACTCGGAAAAAACTCGTTGGCAACCTCCTTGGACAATTTTCCGCCGCGAACTGCCTTTGCCTCAGTTAGAGTATTGAGGAACTCGACTGGATTCTTTCCGCGAATCTGATTGTAGATGTAGTCTGAAAGAACCGGTTTCACATTGGTTTCCCAAGTGTCCCCGGCCATGTCCTTCAGAACAGCAAGCGTAGTTCCGCCGCGAGGACCAATGATTGCAGACACTGATTCAGGCGCACCACCGCCTTCTCCAATACTGCGAAGGATGCGGTCAACATACGCACCCTTGAAACGAGCAATTCCTTCGGCGTATTTTTTGTTTTGCTCAGCAAGATCATCCCGAAGTTTTGGGTTGGCATCAAACGCTGCCGTCATCTGATCATTTATCTTGTTGAGCTTTTCCCAACTCTCAAAAAATCCCTGTTGAACAGGGGCATTAAAATCAAACAGTCGATAGATTTGAGAGCGTAGCTTCCGAAGGTCTTCCAAGGTCTTGTTTTCAAGAACTGGTTTTCCATCTTTATCTACCTTTCCAAGATCAACTTGAACGGTTGTTGCTTGAAGATCGGGTCTGATTTTCGCAAAACCCTCCTCTTGAGCAGCATCAAATGCATCTCGGAGCTTGTTTCCTTGCTCTCCGACAATTGTTCCAGTCTCAAAAGCTGACACAGGCTTTCCGCTAACAAATCGATCATCAAACCCCTGCTCAACTCTTTTTGCCTGATCTTGCAGACCAGCAATCTGCGCCTCAATTCGAGTGCGATTTGCAACGTCTTCAGCACCAAGCTGCGCCCTTTGATTGCTCAAGCGAACAATTTCATCCTGAAGCTCTTGAGATTCCACCTGAAGACGCCCTTCAGCACGGCGAGCAAACGCAAGCGCACGACGATTCCGCTCATCCTTGAATCCGGCAGTCTTTCTGAGCGACTCATCGATCTTGCGAGTGGCCTGCTCAGTAAGCGCATCGGCTTGACGAACAACGGATTCAACAACGGCAGGGTTGACATCGGTTTTGCCGGAAACTCGTCCAAGCTCGCCGACAATCGCTTGAGTCAGATCGTCACCAGAAAGGCCAGATTTGCGTCCCTGAATAACGGACTGCTCCAAAAACGACTGAACCGTGTCTCTGAAGTTCTCAATGTCTTGAGGTGACGACCCTGAAAACGCGGGATTGTAGAACGTGTCAGCAACCTGACGAGCAAGCGTAGGATCGATTCCAGACGCATTTCCAAGCTCAGCCCTGATCAGGTCAGCCCTATCTTGAAGAAACTTCTGGGTAAACGGACGCTGCATTTCACCACCAAAAGTCGCAGCAAAACGCTTTGTCGTTTCAACTGGGGTTTTAACTCCACGACCAATTCGAGTTAAAGTTTCAACTGGCTGAGTAATATCAAATCCAGCTCTCCCCAACGCTCCGCCACCTCGAACTGCGGTTGATATGGCTGGGAACAGAGTGCTTCCCATCGCAGTCCTGAGAGCAATTTCTCCTGCGGTAACATCCTCGCCAAAAGACTCAACACCCGCTTGTGCGCCAGCTTGCAGTCCGCCAGCAGTCGCTTCACGCCTAAGCTGCGCTCCCATCGTGGCTTGCTGGGGAACCCCAGTTTCGCTCGTCAATAACCGACGAACTCCAGTTCCTGTTCCTGGCTTTGCAATGCTAGGAGTGGGGATTGCGGCAGCTCCAATCTGGAACGGACGCATCTTTTCAGGTTCAAGAGTCTGAGCCAAAAGCTCAGAACCAAGTCCGATTGCAGCTTCACCGGCAAGCGTTTGACCTCCAGGAAGAAAAGCGGCAGCTAGTGGCGCACCATATCGAACTGTGTTAGCTACAACTTTTCTAGCTCTTTTACCTTCGTAGTCAGCCAAGAACTGGCGTTCCTTGTCGGTAAAGTCTTCGTCTGGCAAAGGCTCGTAATTGCCAGCAACAAACTTCTGAAACTTACGCGCGCTGTCTCTTCCGAGGTAAAAGTCAGCCTGCTGAACCAGAGGATCTTGAGATTGAAACCGCTGCTGGCCTACTTGCCCAGCTTGAGCAACTGCCTGCTTTGTTGCTTCCGGTGAAGCGAGGGCATTCAGCGATGAAACCATTCCCCGGTCTTCGCGACGACGCATTTCTCCAATGGTAGCGGGTCCTGATGGCTGTTCGTATTTTGACTTAAAATCATTAACCACAAACTGGATATCCTCCGGCTTTTCACCGTTGGATTCCATTTGCGAAACGATGCCATCTAGTTTCTGACGGTCTTGTTCACTGAGTGGCATATTTTTTAATAGGAATATTTTGAACGGAAGTCAGTGCCTCCAGTTTGACCAGTTGACGGAGCCGCTTCCTCCTCAACCCCAAGAACCTCGTTCGCCTTTTTCTCAAGATCAGCAAGATAGCTGGAATACTGAGGATTATCAGAGATTCCCTGACTCCTGAGCTTGTCGATCCGATCTTTCATCGTCTTCGCCTGAAGGAGCTTGTAGGTGCGAACACGGTCAGCAAAACCCTGGTCGGTCGGATTGCCAATGTTCGAGGTGATGACTCCGATTTCAGTTTTGGTGAGCGCCTTACCGCCACGCTTGAAAAGAGCGCCACTCTTCAGATTGCTGTAAACCTGATTAGCCTCTCGCTCCGTTCCAAATGTTCCAGCCACCTCGCCAGCCTTAACCTTCATGTTGAACAGAGGTCCGTACAGGTCTTGATCAAGATACGGCTCAAGCGGCTTGATTCCGTTCAACACGGCTTCCGAAAACTCAAGTTCATCAAGGTCGAGCTTTGTAGGCTTAGCTCCAGCACCTTTAAGCGCCTTCTCCCGTTCGATGTCGGTTTTCTCCCTGAGAAGATCAACACGCTCTCCTTCAAGATCGAGCTTCTCCCTGTCCAAGGCTTTGAGATAAGCCATCTTGGCGTTTTCAATCGCAAGCTTGTCTTTGCCTTCTTGCTGGAGTCGAAGAAGGTTGTTTTTTGCAACCTCAAGATTACCGATGATTGAGCTAGTCTTCGCTTTAGTTTGAGCTAGTGCAGCCTCTCGCTCTTTGGCTGCAATGCTGTTCACAAGATCGTAGTCGATGTCTTGCTGGCCGGTTTGTGGGTTGAGCTTAAAAGCACCGTATTTTGCGGCGATGTTGTATTGAGCTGCGCTCAAGGCATCAGCCTTTGCTTCTGCCCTTCTCTTGGCCGCTATGAGTTCAGCGCGAGCGGAATACTTCTCCAAATTGTTAAGCATCCGATCCGCCTCAGTCCGGTACTGCTTTGACTTGAACGCTGGAATAACCGGAAATTTTGCCTTGTCCGTAGAGTTGTTGAGATAATCTGCAACACCCTTGCTCAAGTCGGAAAAAGCCTTGAACTCCTCAACCTGTGCCTGCTGCTCACCAATGGCATCAGAGAGCGCGTTTTCCCGAATCTTGTTCTGAAGCTCCATTCCTTGGCGCTGAAGCAAAGACTCAGCCGTCTGCATCTGCAACTGCTCCATCATCCGCTTCTGCGTCTGCGCGCGGTCGTAGAGGCTTGCGCCTAATTGAAATGCTTGAAGAGTTTCGTCGGCCATAAGATTTAGAGTCCGAAATTGGACGAGCTGTATTCTGGGAATAGGCTGGTAGATTGCGGCCCTATTTCAGAGGTATTTGTTCTCGGAAAAGAATAAAGCTCAGGATCGTTCTGGGGATTGTAAGACGACCTTGGGCCTCCCTGCATCCCCATCAACCCACGCTGGGTGTACGCGCCACCAGCGAATCCGCCAGCAGACGAAATCGCGCTTCCGATAGCAGCCATCGTAGGATCAGGCATCGCAGCCACTTGAGCAGCTTGCAAGTCACGATTGTACTGCTGCTGATTTTGCTGCTGCAAAGCTCCGATTCGCTGAGACGGAGTGATGAACATGCTGCTCACCGAGAACGGTTGAGCCATTCCAAACGCCCGTTGTTGCTGGATGAAGTTCTGTGCTTGCGCCAGACCTTGGTTTTGGATCTGCATCGATGTCAGACCAAAGTCCCGAGCTGACAATGCTCGGCCCATTCCGCTTCCAGCGCCAAACCCTCCGCCAAGCGCGCGTCCAGCGGCGGAGCGTTGAAGTTGGGATTGAACATCTTGAGAAACCTCGCCGCGCAAAGCTGACCCAATGTTGCTGCTAGCCTGCTGAATCAACTGGTCATAGCCAGGAATTGCGCGACGAAGCTGCGCCTCAAGCTGAGACTGCTCAGCGGCGGTCGTCTTTTGAGCGAGTTCCGTGGCAGGTTGAAGCGCTTCGATGTTCTGCTGAATCGCTTGCTTCTGCTCAGCTTGAAAATCAATCGGCTTAAATGCTGGAACTTTTGGCTTGCTGCCCTTGCTCAGCAATCCGCCAAGCAAGCTCGTTCCGCCAAGGATTGCCGCACCACCTAGAATAGCTCCCATAAATTAAAATACCTCCTTCACAAGACGATTGCCGTTCTCAATCGAGAACACCTTCTCAGGTTCGTGACGTTGGATGTTCATGGTTACCAAACGTGCAGCTTTTTCCTCTGGAAAAGCTCGCTCGTTCTGGAAGCAATGAACCCACACCCGCCGCAAAGTATCCACCTTAAAAAGCTCGTTCTCCTCGATTGTCATCACGCCGTGCAAAGATGCCCATGCATCCGCGTACTCACGAAGCGCTTGAACCGAAGGAAGGTGAACCTCGTAGCCGAATCGCTCAGTGCATTCTTTGGCCGACGCTTCTGCGTCCTTTTTGACGTACACCTTCACCGAATCATGCACGACAGCCTTCGGAAGATATCCGTAAGTCGAGCAGTCAGCGACGTACTTGTAACGGGTCCGATACTCTTCAATCGACTGCTTCCAGTTCGGATCAGTCGCACCCTGCTCATGTAGGCCAAGGCAGTCCGCTTCCAACGAGAAAAAGACCGACATGAATGCCGATCCGAATCGAGGAAGACCACAAATCTGGAACAGTTTACCTTTCATTTTTTATGCACAAAGAAGTCCACGCAGCAGTACGCGCGATGATGAAGATGGCCGACTCAGCACCGGGGATTACGCCAAGCTCACTGCAAACGACCGCAGTGTAGAGAGCGGCATTCGGGTGGATGTTTTTGCCAGCCTCTTTCATCCACCCGTGAAGCTGTTCGATTCGAGCGTTAGCGTTAGGGAAGTCCGCAGCGATAATCTCGCGCACACGGCTCCATGCCGGATCGATCCGATCCTTAAAGAACGAATTGCCGAAGCCAGGAATCTTCATGCCAGCCTCAATGGCCGACTTCAACGCTCGCTCATCGAATCGTTCGTAAACGAATCGAGCAGGACTAATCGGACCATGAGCATCTCCAAGCGTCAGAATGGCCGAAGCGATTCCATTAGTAAGCTGGGCGCTTCCAAAGAAAGCGTTTACCGCAGCACCGGAACTAGCGTTCTGATTGTTCCGAGCCGCCATGTCATGCGCGTCAAAGACAGCCTGAAGCAACTCCAGTTTTTTCGGAGTCGCATCAGCCAGCGCAAAGTCGATGTTGAGGTTCAGAACCATTGCGAGAATCCACCGCCATTCAATCCTACACCGACCATGCGTATCGTCGCGACAGCGTCGCCCAGATACTGCATCGTCTGCTCCTGCACAGCTTGAACCGCTTTGGCTTCGTAGGCCACTGCTTCCTGAATCAAATCGTTCTCTTCCTTTCGAATGGCCATGACCATCAGCTTGATGGCATCAGCGCACGGAGGAATAAGGTAGTCATTGACGCTCGTCGCGTTGATGTGGCGCATCTTCGCCATCACAGTTACCGGCTTGTCCTCATCATTTTTGCAACGGTCAGCGAGGTAACTGCGACGATACTGCGGCAAAGTTTCATCAGGGTCGTAAACTGCCAGATCCGTTTCCAGAGCAGTTGTCGCATCGTACTCGTACAAGCGGCTGACCGTGTTCGTGGCCCCACGAATGACGCCGGTCAGTTCTGTAAATTTCTTGGTAGACTGAACGTACGGCAAAGCGAGCGTCAGCTTTTCTCCGTCAATCCACGCGCCACCGGACTGCGTTCGAATCCACTGGCCGTTCTGATCGACACCTTGCAGCGTGATGGTTTTGCCGACATCCGAAGCGTCGCCAGGGTAGACTCGAAGATAGCTGTTAGTACCGCCAGACATGTCGCGGTAAGAAACCACAGTACCACGATCAATAAGCTGCTTCCCAACGCACACTTGATTGCCATTGAGAAGTCCATATCCGGTTTCCTGAAACTCGAACCATTGATTGCGAACCGTTCCGACTCCGCAGCAGTCAGCTACAGCCTCGATGGTTTCGATCTGTCGCGGCCAAGTGATGCAGCCACCTACGGTGTGAATCGTGAAGCGTCCGTACGCTCCAGCCCACAACCCTTTGTGTAGAAGCCTTCGACACGCCTGATTGATGTAATCATAAACGCGCTGATCATCGACACATGTGCCGATGACCCGAGCGATTGTGGAGCGAATGTCCTGAACGATTAGCTTCATTTGGTGTAGTAGACTCGGGCAGTTCGCTTGATGAAGTAAACACCGTAGAACGGCGGCAGGTTGTTGTGGCCAACAGCATTCTGGCTGTCATTCCCAGTCTTGTCGGAAGTAGTCGTTCCGATGTCGCCGGTCGTGATGCTCGGCCCAGCGCCACCGCCACCGCTTCCGGCAGCACCTTGAAGAATCTGCGTCGGGTACGACCCAAGTCCGCTCCACGACTTGTTGACGAGGTAGTAATCGTCGTTTGCCGGTGCAATCAGTTGAGCGACACCGTGAGTGTGTTCGTTGAATGCAGTTTCGGGAACTGTCAGCGTGTGCTTGTCCTCGCCAACAACGGAAGTTGTGGTGGTAGTTCCCTGAACCGAAACAGCTCCGCTTGCCGCAAAAGAACCAACGCCAACCGGAAAACGAGCCTCAAACAACGTGTCAATCATCCACATTGGGCCAGTAACGTCCGTGGCGGTTGCAGTACCGTCGCCACCGTCGTACGAAAGAAGATCGGTCGGTGTTCCTACAAAGATGCGACGATCAAATCCGTTTGGAGCAACAGGATTCTTGCTTGTCCACCGTCCCTGATTGAAAACCCACCAGTTTCCATCGTTGTCCAGCCACGGATAAATCTGATTGTTCAGCGCAGGAACAGTCGGTCCAAAGTTGAAGAACGAGTTTCCAATCGCGCTGTTGAACGTCGCTTGCGTACCGCCGATGATATCGTTGGCCAACTGTTGGTAGTTGGACGGACAATAATTGTACGGAAGGCTTGGAGCTGTGAGCGTGATGAGCGTTAGATTTGCCATACTATTCCGATGAGTAGAGAAGTGGATTTATGTCGCAACCTTCAAGAGTCTTGCACCCCTGGAACGTCCTGCACTCGCCAACGGCAGATTCCTGAACGTCGTAAGCGTGAACTCGAATGCTCTTGATGCGGCAGTAACCGGAAATCGAGATGTTGAGCTGAACCTCGTAAAGATTCCTGGTCGGAGTGCTGATCGTGGAATTACACGGGATATCCGTAGGAGTCGGCAACCGCATCTTCGGCCTGTACTGAGGCTGAAAGTTGCTTATCGGACAAAGGTTATCACACTGCGTCGTAATCGCGCACTCACTCCATTCCGCCCATTCAAGCCAGCTAGGGTATTGGTCGGGGCGATACTCCACGTTGAATCCGACGTTGCCATCTAGCGAGTCGATGAAAATGTCGCCCGAATCGAGCTTCTTCAATCCGAACGGAAGTTCGAAATTGTAGGCGCGAGTCTGAACCAGCCATTGAATCTCCTTCTTTGGATCGGATAGATTCGAATCGAACTTGCTGGTCTTGCTGACCTCCCAAATTTGGATCGTGTTGTCCGATCCGCGAGCGATTGCGAAGCAAGCGTCTCCGTAAGCGTTCTCAGTCTTGAGAATCTGCAACACATCCAATCCGGTCCAGATTCCAGCCCAAGCAGGAGGAAATTTTTTCCTGAGCGAGGTAATCAGATCGAAATCAAGAACCATCAACGCCTTGTGGATAACTCCGTCAGCCCTGTAACGAGGCTGTCCAGTCATCAGCAGACGGTTGTCGAACACGACCGCAGAACTGGCCCACAGCAAATTTGTCTGATCGTTCTCTGCGATGTTTAGGATTTCGTTGCTGATGGGTGTATTTCCCCAATCGTTGAACGAACGACGAGCGATGATAAACGAGCGAACTCCATCGACAGCTCGATAGAAAACGTCTCCGTTAACCGTGATGGCAGACCTAGAGCCAAGCGCGCCACTGGTCAGCAAGCTGATAGCCTGAATCGGATAATTCAGGTTCTTCCAAGTATCACGATCTACTGGAGCTTGGATGCTGAAAACGTATCGCGGAGTGAAGACGAGAAGCGGCCCTTGCCCAAGCGATGTATCTGGATTGCCGGGGACGGCCATTGCTGTGATGCCTCCTGAATCCGACGGAACCGCGAAGTCTCCGCCCTCATTAAGGAAGGTGTTCTCGGTTTCCTTGAGAACACTGGCTCGCGTTCCATCCCCATAAACGATGTCAGTCGCTCGAAACGAAAACCCGTTAGGAAGCGCGTACCAGATGCGTCCATTGACGTAGGACATCATTTTGCCGCACTTGATTTCGTCGTCCGCAGCTCGGCGCAGATTTGTTCCGTTGAAAATCAACGGCTTGCTGAACCCATCCTGAATGACAACAAAGTTTTCGGCCTGAACCATCCACCCATCAAGCAGGTTGGAAGGATTTTCAAGGCTCGGAGAAACCGTCAAATTCTGGGCGTTATTTTGAAGGCAGTCGTAAAGCCACACTTTACCACTGATCAGCATCAGAATGAACGTGCGGCCATTGTCAGCAATGTATGGAAGCGCGCACTGGAACGTGCCGGTCAAGCTCTGAGGACCGTAACAATTTTCCGACCATCCATCAGCCGTCACGTTGGTTTGATCCGCCGTAACTTCAGCATTGTCCGCTGTAATCGTGGTGCAGAGATTGTAATCCTTCTGAATGAAACCGGGACGAGGAGAAATGAAACTCTGCCGGAAGCTGGCATTCACCGCAAACGCCACCTGATTCTTATCCACCTCAGACGGCATGACACCGGCATCAATGCCACCTTCAAAGGTGACAGATCCGTCGGTGTACCTCCGTGGTGCGCGTTCGCTCATGGTTTAAGCCTGAATCCGCTGGACCGAGAATGAGGAGCCGGTTTCGACGCTTACATCGTGTGAAGTTGTCTGAATCAAGATGTCGTAGTAATCGCCAACTACAGACGCCTGATCGACGTAAGAAAACGACACAGCAGGCAACGATTGTGGGGATGCGTTAGTGGCGTTGAAATCAAGCGTTTGAAAGATGTTTGACCCATTTTTCCGCAAGAAAACAACAACCCGAGCAACGCCGCCACTACCAAGAAGATTGAACAGACCTTCAATTTTGTAGTATCCAGTGTACGGAACCACAAATCGACCAGTCGCAGCGACAAATCCTGAAGACGGATCTAGGTTTGCCCAAGATCCAACAGGAAAGTCCGTGAGGCTAAACGGATTCTTGGTCGTTGCAGCTACGATCAAGTTGCTGCCGGTCAATCTCCGCGTAAACGTGACGTAGTTGAACGAAGATCCTGCGGTTGTGGCAGCGATAGTAATCGTTCCAGCGCCAGTAGTAATCGTGACGTTCGAACCAGCGGTCAGGCTTGCGAGAGCAAATCCAGAACCATTGCCAATGAGAAGTTGGCCATTGGTTGGAGTAGAGGACAGATTTGTTCCACCCTTCGCAATCGGAAGAACACCGCTGATGTCCGCTACAGGAACAGAAGCAACAGTCGAAACAGCACCAAATCCACCAGATCCTTGAGTTTTAAGATAACCAGCAGATAGGGAATCAAGAGCAGTGGCACTCGGAATCGAGGCGTCAGGAATTCGAACAATGTACGTCCCAGCGGACGATGCGCCTCCAGCAGCACCTGCCGGACCTTGAGGACCAACCGCTCCAGCAAGCGTGACGAGAGAGCCAGACGGAATGAGCGTGGTCGGAATAGCATTCGGGATGCTCAAGACTCCAGCAGCAGGATTTTGGAGAGTCAACCGAAGCCCATCGACCGACGTAACCTGCATGTATCCAAGACCTTGAACCGAGACAAAGAACTGTCCGGCGACAGATTCTGGAAGGAAGTCAGACGCTGTAACGTACACGAAAACGCTCGCGCCAAGAGCTGGGACAAAAAACGAGGCTGTCGTGTAGGTGAACGAATCAATACCGTCCGTACCATTCGTACCGTTGGCTCCCGCAGCCCCTTGAGGGCCGGGGATATTCACGACTACCGGCTCGGAGTCGCAAGGCTGGCAACAGCCGGATGAAGAAACAAGTTGCGACGGCATAATTTTCCTTTCGCAGAACCTCAAGTCCAGCGAGAACTATTGCAAGGCCAAACTATGGCAGAGCAAGCGTCCGAGCATCAACTTATTCAGCACAAGTATGGAATTCGTTCACCGGTCAAGATTCCTGACCTAGAACTTGAACTTTACGCATTCCGAAACCGACTCCAGCCAAATGAGGGTGGATTAGGCACTTTCGATCATTTTCGTAACGCCACGAAAATGTTATGGCCGAAGATGAGCTGGAACCCGTGGCTGGAGGCTCAGGTCGAAAGTCTCTGCGAACATGACTACGTTGGCTGGGCGGGTTGCGGCGCGTCCGGCAAGACGTTCGGGGCGACACTTTTCGCAACAGTCTGGTGGCTATCTAACCCCGCAAAATCGACCGTCGTCCTCACATCCACAACGGCGAAGATGATTCGCAAGCGTATGTGGGCCAATCTTCAGGATCTTGTTCGGAAATCGCGCGGATTCCCTGGCAACATGGTCGATTCGAAAATGGCGCTTCAGGCTATCAAAGGCGACGACCGGCATTCGATTTCAGCTATCGCCGTCGCAGAGGGCAACACCTCGAAGGCTGTGGCCAACATTCAGGGTATTCACGCCGAGCGAGTGATGGTCATCATCGACGAAGCGACGGATACGCCCGAAGCAGCGTTTGAGGCTTGCACAAACCTTTCCAAGGGTTGCCGCGAGTTTAAGATGTTGGTCATCGGTAATCCGGCATCGAAGTACGACCCACACGGTCGATTCTGCACACCGGCAAAAGGGTGGCGCAGCGTCACGATTGAAGATCAGCATTGGCTGACCGAACGCGGCATGTGCCGACGATTCGACGGCATGAAGTCGCCCAACATCAGCGAAGGGCGAACGAAGTACCCATACCTTATAACGCATGATCAGGTGTTATCCGCTATGCGACATGAGGGTGAGCAAAGCCCTACGTTCTGGAAGTACACGCGCGGATTCTGGAGTCCTGATGGCATGGTCAAGACGGTGTTGTCTGAATCACTGATCGAGACGCACACACCTACAAGAAAGTTGGTGTTTACTACGAATATTCAGTCGGTAGCCGGTCTTGACCCAGGATTTGGCGGCGACAGATGCGTTCTCCGCTTTGCCAAGGTTGGAACCGCTAACGATAAAATTAGCATACTTTTTGGCGATGTGGTTCAGATATCTCCAAATGCACAACTAACTGAGCCTGTTCACTACCAAATAGCCAATCGGGTCAAAGAGGAGTGCGGCAAGCGGGGCGTCTCGCCCGACAAGTTCGCTCTCGATTCAAGCGGTGAGGGTGGTGGTCTTGCGGATATTCTGACCCGCGAATGGGGCGTCGTTCATCGCGTTGAGTTCGGTGGTTCTCCGTCAGCCATTCCGGTCAGCGATGAAGACAGTCGGCCATGCAATGAGGCATACGACCGCAAGGTGACTGAACTATGGTTCTCGATGCGTAAATGGGTTGTCGAGGAGCGTGTTGGAGGAATGGACATCGAGACGCTGCAAGAGTTCTGCGCGCGAATGTTCGACGATTCCAAGCGGAAGATATCGGTCGAATCCAAGACCGTGATGAAGCAGCGAACCGGCAAATCTCCTGACTTGGCCGACGCAGCTACAGTCTTGCTTGATCTAGTTCGAAAAACCGCTGTTCTCGAACCGCGAGCAACCAGAATGGATAAAGTCTGGGAAAAGCTCGTTCGGGATGCCGATTCAATCTACCACGACGAAACTATCGAAGAATGAGCAAGGTTACTGGATACAAGGTTCTCAACGAACACATGGTCATCCCCGGCGGATGGCATTACCGAGTGCCAGAGACTGGCATCGAAATCATGGGAGGATCATGGCCGCAGCTCCATGAGTTCGTTCGCAACCATTACACAGCGAACGCCATCGCCGTACCGAGCAACCTTGACACTTTAATCACCGAATATGCGTGTCGTAACGGTGCAGATTGCGCCTACAACGAGGTTGAACTTCCAAAACCAGAAGGCCGAAAATCGCTGCAAATTGGAGATGTCATCCGATTCAGCATGAGTTTGCTTCATGGCCTGACCGTCGGCGGCGGAAAAGTCGATCAGGCAGAGGCTAATCGACGCGCAAGCATCTGTTCAGGATGCCGTTTCAACCGGAAGCCGCTCGGATGCACTGGATGTAATGCTCGCGTTCTAAAAGACGCCGTAAAAACCTTCTCACAACACGGAAATACGCCGTATGATGAACAGGTTCAGAGCTGTGAATTTTGTGGTTGCTTTATCAGAAGCATGGTGTGGTTTCCCATTGAAACACTCCATAAATTTACGGACGCTACAGAGAACGAAAACCTTCCGGCTCACTGCTGGAAAAAACGACCATGTACGGAAACCTAGCCCAACTGCCGCTTGAAACCATCAACGAAAACGGCAAAGCGCCTGAAACGCGCATAGCCGATGCGGCATCAGCTCGCGAAATTTTCCAGAAGCTGATCATGGCTGATCAGTTGCGGAACGTGACGCGCGCCAAGTTGCGCGGTCTTGTTGATGGCAATCCTCCGTACAATCCTGCGGAACTGCGTCGTAACAACCAAGCGTTCCGAACCAATGTGAACTTCCGTGAATCGGAAGCATTCCTCACGTTGGCCATGTCCGCCTTCTACGATGTGTTCGCCGAGGTTCCAACCTACGCCAACATTCGCACCGCTTACGGCAACGACATGGATAAGCGGGAGGAATGGTCGAAGATCATTACCGAGGAATTCGACCGTCTCCAGAAGATGGACAAAGACTTCGACTACCTCATGCAGCTCTCGCAGCGCGAGATGGTTCTCATTGGCGATGGCCCGTTGATTTTCGAAGACAGCACCGATTGGCGGTGTAAGGCCATCATGGCGACGGATCTTCTCGTTCCAGATGGAACCAAGTCGAACGTCAGCGACTGGAAAGTGGCTGCTGTCCGAACCCGCATGGGTGTCGATGATCTTTTCGAGAAGATTCAAGACGAGGAAGCCGCTCGCGCCGCCGGTTGGAACGTGGACTACGTTCGTCAGCGTATTCGCGCTGCGATGCCAGAACCGTATCGCTCTGGCGTCCAATACGATTGGGAGTTCTTCCAGCGTCAGCTTCGCTCGAACGACATCACATTCTCGGCTCGCTCCGAGGTGGTCTTGATGTGCCACATCTTCTACAAGGAGTTCGATGGTCAGATCAGTCATGTCATCATCGATGAGCGCGACAGCGAGGACTTCATGTACAAGAAGTTGCGTCGCTTCAGCCGGTGGGAACAGGTCATCCATCCGATGTACTACGACCGTGGCGATGGCGAGCATCACGGTGTGAAGGGTCTTGGCATCAAGATGCTTCAGGCGATGGAGCTGAAGAACCGTCTCCGCTGCTCGATGGTGGACAGCGCATTCGCTCGTACGCAGATTCTCTTCCGCCCTCTCAACCCGAACGCTCTCAGCAAGACGAGCGTCGTTCAGCAAGGACCGTATGCCATTCTCCCGCCCGACTACGAAGTCATTCAGCAGAACATTGCTGGCGTTCTGGACGCTCCTATGGCGGTCAACGCGGACCTTGAGAATGTTCTTCAAGGCAACCTCTCTCAGTATCGCCAATCGCTCAACAAGCCGTCGGGCAATCCTCGTACTGCCACCGAAGTCCAAGCCATCGTGGCACAGCAGTCAGCAATCGGTAAGACGCAGTTGAGCCGGTATTACAACCAGTTGGATTCTTTCTTCGAGGAGCGGTACAACCGCGCCTCAAACCCCAACCTGAACCCGATTACCAAGTCGGACAAAGACGCCATCGAGTTCCAGCGCCGATGCAAGGAGCGTGGCGTTCCTGTTCAAGCGATGATAGACATCGATTACGTCGAGGCGACTCGCACGGTCGGCCAAGGTTCTCAGTTTGCTAAGCAGCAGCTTCTTGGAACTTTGCTCGGGCTTTCCGGTTCTCTTCCTGAAGGTGGAAAAATCAACCTGCTCAAAGACTACATCGCCGCTCAGGTTGGCCAACAAATGGTTGATCGTTATCTGCCGACTCAGATGCAGTCTGCTCGCGTTCAGGATCAGGCTGCTCTCGCTGTTCTGGAGCATTCATCGCTGCGCCAGGGCAACATGCCAATCGTCACCGACACGCAGAGCCATATCATTCACATCGACACACATCTGGCGGCTGCAAACGAGGCTGCTGCATCGCTTCAACAGGGTGGAAATCCGCAGGAGATTGTCCTCTTCCTCCAAGGCATCGGTCAGCACGTTCAGCAGCACTTGCAGCGCCTGTCCACCGATCCTTCACGCCGTCCGCAGGTCGAGGCTTACACGCAGCAGCTCCAGATGCTCAGCCAGACCATCGAGCAGCTTGGACAGTTGATTCAGGAACAGGCTCAGGCAATGGCGCAACAACAGCAGGCAATGGCGATTCAGCAGGGTGTCGATCCGAAGACCGCTGTTCTCAACGCTGAAGTTCAGGCAAAAATCGCTCGCCAGAATGCCGAGGTTATGGCCAACATCCAGCGTCAGAACACGAAGGCGATGGCAGATCTGTCACGCCGGAATGCGAAGACCACCGCTGATATTCAGCGAGCGAATGCAACTGCCGAGTCCAACTTGGCGCGTCAGGGATAAAAGTATGACCAGCGAGCAAGAGGAGAGCCTCAAACAATTCGTCAACGAAAACTTCCCCAAAATGGGTGGATGGTGCGATATCGAAAAGGCCATCCAAATCGGACAGATTGTTCTCGATACCAAGCCGCAACGAATCGCCGAAGTCGGCGTCTTTGAAGGCAAATCAACGCTCGCACTTGCTCAGTGCTGCAAGATGAATGGCAGCGGAACGGTTTACGCCATCGACTCTTGGAAGAAAGAGGACTGCATTGACGATGAATCCTCCGCCAACCAAGAGTGGTGGTCGAAGTTAGACCTCGATTACCATTACGAGCAGTTCGTCTCGCATTCGGTTCGCACAAATCTTGTTCGCCATATCCAATTCTGCCGCATGTCGTCATGGGACGCGTCGCGATTTCTGCCCGATATGGACATGGTTCACATCGATGCCAACCACGCTGAATGGCCGTCCACAAGCGATGTTGTTAACTGGCTTCCG